CCGAATCCAGCGGCCAGCAGGCCGATCCACAGCACCGCCTTGCCGATGTAGGAGGCGAGCACCGGATTTTCTTGGGCGAACCTCGTGATGCCCTGCAGCGCGTTCGCGGCCGTGTTGAGCAGGCTCGTGTACGCGGGCAGGATGGCCTTGCCAGCTTCAAGCATGGCATCGTGAAAGCGGGCCATCGTGTCCACTTCCTTGCCGCTGATGATGGCGCGCGCCTTGAGGTCAAGCTGCTGGATGCCATCGGCGCCAGCGTTGAGGCGCGCATTCTTGTGGATCTGCTCGCGCTGCTGGTACATGGTCGCGAACAGGTTCGATGCGGTGCGGTTGCTGAAGATGCTGCCGATCTTGTCGATGATTTCCTGCTCATCGGTGATGCCCTTGGCGGCCATGGCGGGCAGCAGCACCTTCTCCATCCATTCAAACTGGTTGGTGCGGAAGATGTCGCCGCCCTTCAATGCGCCGGGGTTGAGGTAGGACATCTGGCCGGCCTTGTCGTGCTTGACCTTGGACGGGTCGCCGATCAGGCCCAGCGCCTCGATGTTCTGCGCGGCGCGCTTGGTGGTGCGGCCTTGGTAGAGGTTCTGGTAGGCCGACATGGTGGCCGTGCCCACGCGGTTGCCACCCATTTCGCTCACGAGCGCTTCGAGCTGGTAGTACATGGCCGAATCGCTCAAGCCTTTGGCGGCAATGCCGCCGGTCTTGATGAAGTTCAGCCATTCCTCGGGGCCGATGCGCCCGCCCGTGGCGGTGATGACGCGCTGCACCTTGTCGGCCTGATCCATGAAGGTCTGTTCGCTGGCGAGGCCGTTGCGCATTTCGATGACGCGCAGCATGTCCATGAACTTGCGTTCGTTGTCCTCGCCTTTCTCGGCGCCGAACATGGCTTTGTTGGCGAACTTCATCTTTGCCAGCGTGGGCATGACCATTTCGGCGTGGTGCACGTCGGCAAAGGCCGTGGTCGCGTCCAGCATCAACCCGAGGTTGTCGTTTGTGCTGGTGCCGAAGGTCTTCATGCGCTTGGCGTAGTCGACGGCTTGCTTTGTGTCTTCGGGCTTCAGGCCCAACGCGGCGATGCGCTGCGTGGTGGTGTCGTACTCGCGCACCTGGTGCAGCGGCTCGGTGAGCGCCCGTTTCACGCCATAGGCGGCGCCCACGCCGCCGGCGCCGGCCATTGCCAGATGACCGGCCGTAGCGCGCGATCGGTCGAAGCCTTGGCGCAGCTGCGCCTTTCTGCCGCCGGCATTGGCCAGGGCCTCAAGCCGCGCTTTCTGCTGAGCGATGGCGCCATTCGTGGATGCAATCTCCGACTTCAGGCGCTGCTGGTCGGCAGACAGCTTGCCGATGCCGCTTGCGGTGGCCGCGGTGCGCAGCTGCACGAGCGCATGGCGTTGCTTGTCGTAGGCGGCGGTCGCGCGGTCGACCTGGGCCTGCAGCGCGCGGGCCTGGTCGCTGTTGGCGCCGTAGGTACGGGTGACGCTATCGAGGTTGGTGCGCAGCACCTTCAGGCTGTTGCCCTGCTTTGCCAGCTCCACCTGGTACTTGCGGATGCCGTCGATCTGGGCGAGCTGGCCGTTGAGCAGCTTGAGGGCGTCGCGCGACTGCTTCAGGCTGGCGGCCGTGGCCTTGCTCTGCGCGTCGAGCGGCTTGAGTTCGTTGACCGCTTTGGTGGCACCGGCCAGGATGAACTTGAGAGTGAGCGCGGTTGCCATGTCGGTTGGATGGTGTTGCTGTCAGTCGTCGTGCTTGCTGGGCGCGTAGCGCTTGCGGGCGGCCTCGCGCCAGTCCATCAGTTCGGCCAGCGACAGGGCATTCATGTCTTGTGGCCGCCAGTGGAAGACGAACGCCACATCCGCCATCGCGTCCTCTACACGCTCTGCAAGACCGCGTCCCGAACCGCCTTCTTCAGCAAAAAACTGATGACGACGCCCCCCGCTTCGGACAGGTCGGCCGGGTCGAGCTGCGCGCACTCGTGCGGCGTCAGGCTCGGGGTGGTGATGCGGGGCAGCAGCTTGAGCAGTTCGTCGGCGTCGGCCTGATGAAGACGCTGCAGTGACAGGCCACGCAGCTCGCCCGCATTGGGCTTGCGCAGGGTGATCTCGACGATGGTGGTGTTTCCGCGCTGGATGGGTACATCGAGCGTGATGGTGCTGGGCGCGGCGGCGTTGGTGTCGGGCTGTTGGGCAGTGGTGGTCATGATCGTGGCTCAGTGAGGAAGGGTAGGGGCGAGGGGCGTTGGTGGCGGGCGCGTCAGGTGCCGGGGCCGAAGGCCATGCCGATAGCAGCGCGGATCGCGCTGTATTGGTCCGTGCCGCCGACGCGGAACACCATGCCGGGTACGTCGATCTCGAGCAGTTCTTCGGCGTTGACGGTGACCCGGTAGTAGCTCAACGCGATGGCGAATTCGTGGTCGTTGTCTTCGCCGGCCTTGGCCTCGTTGGGGTTCCATTCGCGCAGCCGGCCGCGGGCGATGACTTCCACGGCGCTGACGAGGCCGGTGGCTTCGTCCTGATACGCACCGGCGAAGCGGAACAGGTTGGCGCCCACGGTCTGGCCGCCCAGCATGGCGATGAGCTGGGTTTTCAGGCCGCCGGCCTTGATGCCCAGTTCCATCTTTTCATGGCCGAGGTCGATCTCGACCGGGCCATGCATGCCGCCCGCGCGGTAGTCCTCGGTCTTGCGGGTGATCTTGGGCAGCGTGACGCTGGGAATCTCTCCGACCCAGCTTTCGCCGTCGCCGAAGAGAGCGAAGTTCTTGAGTTTCTTTGGCAGGGCCATGGTGCTGTGCTCCTATGTGTGGTGCGTTGCCGTCGATCAGGCGGCCTGCACGGCCGCGGCGAAGTTGGCGAGAAAGTCGTCGGTGATGGTCTGACGGAAGCCCAGGTCTTCCAGCGGCGGCACCGGCGTGTAGCGGTAGCTGATGCGCAGGCGGCCGACGGCCAGTTCTTCCTTGGGGTTGAGGTCGGGATTCAGGAACGCGTCGAAGCCGATGAGGTAGCCGCCCTTCACCAGGTCGCTGCCCTTGGCGTTGATGCTGGCGAGCATGTCTTTCACCAGGCTCGGGTGCATCGGCTTGTCGACGAACGTGAAGTGCGCCTCGGCCATCGTGTCGGCCAGCACCTGCGCGGTGCGGGTGTAGTTCTCGAAGAAGAACTTCCCGCCCTGCGCTTCGGTAGTGCGGTTGCCCCAGAAGCGGTAACCGCTGCGGTTGATGATGGTCGTGACTTCGAGCGCGTTGAGGTAGGTCGTGTCGCTGCTCGGGCTCTGCAGGTCGAAGAACACGTCCGCGCTGATGCCCTGCGGGCCATTGACGACGACGTTAGACAGCGTCTTGTGCCAGCCGATCTGCTGATCCAGCTTGGCCCGCACGCCGAGGGCGTAGGCGACTGCCGGCTCGGTCTCGATGTCGTTGGAGACGGTGTCCCACGCAAGGAAGTTGGGCCAGATGACCATCAGTTCGCGGTCGCCAAACTTGGTGCGGTAGGTTGTGGCCTCTTCCTTCGTGGTTGCGTAGGCCATGCCGTCAGCCTTGCGTGCCGCGACGTAGCCGAAGGCACGCAGCGCCTTGGCGACTACGCCAACTTCCATGGCGACGGCTTCCGTGTCGAGTTCGGGCACGCCGATGATGCGCGGCTTGTAGCCCAGTTGGCCCTGGGCGGCGAGCAGGGCCTGCAGCCCGGTCTTCTGCCCGTTGGCCGTGGTGGTGCCGATCACGTTGCTCGTGGTTTCGGCCGGGGTTGCGCCGGGTTCCACGCGTACCACGATGGTGACGGCTTGCGCCTGCCGTGAGATCGCCTTGAGCGTCTTCGCCAGCGTGCCGGTGGCGCCGGCCTTGCCGACGCTGCCGCCGGGGTTGGTGAGCAGCACCGGAGTGTTGAGCGGGAACGCCTCGGGATCGGCGAGCGGTGCCGTGGCGACGAGGCCGATGATGGCCGTGCTGACGACGCGAATGGTCGCGCCGCCTTCGTCGACTTCGAAGACGCGTACGCCGTGGTGGTATTCGGTGGACATGGGGATATCTCCAGATGGAAGGTGATCGGGGTGTCTCGTTTCAGCGGACTACAGGGGACTCGATGTGCTTACGCCGGGGGCGTCGGCCACTCGATGGCTTCGGGAAAGCCGGGTTGCGCTGGTAGGTCGCGCAGCGCCTGGCGGTAAGGGCGCCACAGCTCGAAGATCTCGTCGGAAATGCTGCGCCCCTCTGTCCAGTCCG